AGGGCGCAGGCCAGACAGCCTTCGGCGGTGCAATGGGTAATTCTTGGGAAGAAGTTTGGGGTTCCATGCTTACTGGTGCGGATAAACTTCTCGAAGGCTATACTGGCACACTAAACGACCTGTCAGACCAATTTGGGCAATTCTTCTCAAGTATTGGGGACGGCTTTGCCAATACAATCGGCCAAGCAGTAACCCAAGGTAAAGACCTAGGGGAAGCCTTAAAAGATGTTGCCCGCAATGCCTTGGGGCAGTTAATCGCCGGACTTGTAAAACTTGGTATCCAATGGGCATTAAATGCTGCACTAGGTTCTGCAATCCAAAAAAGTGCCATTGAAAACGCTAAAAATACAAGTATGCAAGCGGCTGGCGAAGTAGCTGGTTCGTGGGCTAGTGCTGCGGCAATGGCTAGTTTGGCGACAATGGGTAGTAATGCGGGCGGCGCAATAGCTGCTATTGGTGCAACGACAGCCTTTGCTAAAATAATGGCTAAATCTACTAAAGCTGGATTTGCAAGCGGCGGCTATACTGGCAATGGTGCAAGAGACGAGATTGCTGGTGTGGTACACGGCCAAGAATTCGTAATGAATGCGGAGGCTACCCGCAGAATTGGGGTAAGCACTCTACAACGAATGCAGGATGGAGAATTACATCCTTCATCCGTATCTGGCGGTAACGGCGGCGGAAATGGTGGTGGCACAAATCTAAACGTAACCATTGTAAATAATGCTTCTGGTGTAACGCACGAAGTGCAGCAACTTAGTGAGAACGAAGTTCGCATCATTGCCCGCCGAGAAGCAGAAGGTGTGGTTAATGCTAAGGCTGGCGAAGTGGTGGCAGGACACCTTGGCAACCCGAACAGTAAAGTATCCAAAGCGTTTGACCAGAACTATGGCGCAGTAAGGCAGAGACAATAATGAGTAAACTAGAAGAGTTCTTTCTAAAAGGGCGCAAGGATGTTGTATATGTGGAAACGCTGGAAGCAACCCATTCCAGCTTCTCACAGCCCCTGCGTGTGGTTAGAAACGTAACGACAGGGTGGTCTGCAAAGCTGCACGATAACGATACAGCCCGCGTAAATTTTGAATACTTCCCTGTCAAAATAGAAGTCGGCGATAGTAAGACTGACTTAGACCAGTCTCTAAGCATTACTATCGGCGACCTTGGCGAAGTATTACCACAGGAATTGCAGCGGGCATTTGAGAACGATGAAATGTTCGAGAAGCCGATTATCAAATACCGCTGCTATGCCAGCAATGACCCAGACCACGTTCTATTCGGCCCGATTAAATTGCAAGTGGAATCCTTTACTTTTAACGAGCAAGGGACATCCTTCCAGGCTAAAGCTCCGAACGTAAACGGGGCAAAAACTGGCGAAGTGTATTCCACAGTTAGGTTTCCATTCCTAAAGAGCTTGTTATGACGCTACAGGAACTATTGAACAAAACATATAGCAAGTACGATTATAATTGCTTCCACTTTATGATAGATTGCTATATGTTCTTCTATGGAAGGGACATAAAAGATTTATTTTTGGAAGCCTTCGTGTATGGCGTTAAAACACGGCGTAAAACTACGATGTTTAAACGCTGCGATAGCAAGCGGGCGCAAATTGTGTTAGTATGGTATCCAGAGGGTTTGCATTGCGGTACGATAGTAGATGGTAAGGTGCTGCATATTTGTGAGGATGTAGGCGTTAAGTGGCAGCCGATAGACGAAGTTATAAGATTTGCGAATAAGGTAAAGTTCTATGAATATTGTGAAAATCTTGGATAACGTTATAGAACAACAGGATTACGTTACCCATGAAACAGAATTAAACGTTGCGGATTTCCTTGCTACCATTTATGAGGAATTTCCGCGCGATGCACGAATTTACCATGAAAAAGTCTGCGGCGAAAATGATGTAACCCCGTATGATGCAAACAGCATAGAGGGGCTAAAAACGCTTAAAGGCACGTTTTATGTTGTAACCCTACCCCAAGCCCCAGTATTAGCTTTCGTGCAAGCCTACGGCGCATACATTGCGATGGCGGTGGCGATTGTGGCCGCTGTGGTTATGAGTAGGCAAGCGGCCAAAATACCAAACGCGGCGGCGGCCAATAATATCGAGCGCAGCGGCAACAATGAATTGTCCAATCGTACAAACAAAGCCCGTTTGTGGAAGCGTATTCCCGATATTTATGGTAACGTTATTTCAGTCCCGGACTTACTGGCGCAGCCGTACAAGATTTATGAGAAACATATTGAACGCGAATATTCTTTAATGTGTATTGGACGCGGGGAATATGACATTGCTAATCTTAATGATATTAAGGACGACACTACGCCTATTAAAGAGATTGATGGTGCAAGCGTAGAAATATTCAAGCCTGGAAATTTAACCACACCGAAATATCGCGTCGGTAAACCAATTACGGAACGCTTCTTAAATGTGCGCCGTTCTAACAGCGTAAACGGTCAGGTTCTGAAGCCTTACAACAAAGGCTTCTACGACGGCACTAAGGATATGTATGCCCGCGCTGGCGGTTATATTGGTGTGGAAGGCAAGACTAAAAACTGGTTCGGGCAAGCGTTTCAAAGTTTAGACCAATATAACCTAGCGGATACTTTTAAGGTTGGCGAACGTGTGCTTCTAAACTTGATATGCCGTGATGTGGAAAAGATTGAAATTGAGCCAACAACTAAGATTACAACCGGACCGTTCAGCATTAACTTTTTCGGTACGGATGCAGAATTAGCTAATATTAGAAACTTGGAACTTAATAAAGAATTCTACATTACTGCGCTTTATACGACACGCATAACTTCCGACAAGAAATACTATGGCACGGTGTCAGGCTTCTTTACTGTGGTTAGTGTGGAACCAATACGCGGTCGTAGCCGTGAACGTTGGTGGGAACAGGATAACGCGTTCCTAGGCTACAAGGTAACAGTAAAAGAATCCGTAGTTGTTGGGGATGCTGGTTTTACCGAACGGCATTTTACTAAGTCCAAGCCGCTAATTATGATGCGTGTTAAGGAAACAATAGACCTTACCGAATATTACACTATCGAAGCAATTAACGGCATGGAATTAAAGTTAAAAGACGCGCAGGACGCTAATCCTAATTGGGCGCGTTTAACGGATGCTACAAAGAAATATTCTTCCGCTGGTAACTGTTCCGTTAGGGAAACAAATACCGCCGTTGTCGGTCCGTTTATTTGCGATTACGCTGGCACGAATATTATCATGGTAAACGTTGTCGCAATGGGTGGCCTGTTTAAAAGTAGCCAGGACGGCGAAGAACCTGTAAACGTAGAAGTTCGCCTGCGAGCCGTTGAAGTTGATATGCAAGGCAACGAAATGGGCGGCTTCTTTGAGACAACTGGTTTTGTGGAAGGTAAAATTAAATCCTCCGCTACCCGTGCTTTAACTTTAAAACTGGAAGTACCTTCTGGCCGTTATAAAGTTAGTCTGTGGAGAACTACGCCACATGATACGGAATTTAAAGGCAACGTTGTGGACGAAGTTAAATGGCGCGACCTTTATTACGGCACAAATCTGGATTTTGGCGACCTTGGCAATATTACGATTGTTAAGTCCATTACCAATGCGACAGATGGTGCTTTAGCCGTTAAAAACAGAAAGCTAAACATCCGCGTAACACGAATGATACCAAAGCGCATCGGCCCGACTAGCTTCTCAACTGAAATCTACCCTACAAGTAATGCAGCAGAAATTTTCTGTGCCATTTGCTTAGACCCTGTTAATGGCGGGCGAACCGTTGATGAATTGGATGTTGAAAATATTTACTCAACAATAGAACGTGTTCGTCAATACTTCGGGTTAAATGAAGCAATCGAGTTTAACTATACTTTCGACAGTACGGACATCGGTTTTGAAGAGATGATACAGGCGGTCGCAAATACGGCATTCTGTACGGCTTATCGTGTTGGCGAAAGGATTAAACTTACGCCGGATATTGACGACAAACTGCCCGTAATGATTTTCAATCACCGTAATAAGTTCCCTGGAACTGAAAAGAGAACTATTAACTTTGGTACTCCAGCAGACCATGACGGCATTGAGTTTAAATATGTCGACCCTGCGGACGGTTCTCAAACTGAATACCGTGTTCCAGAGGACGCGCGCAAGTACAAGAAAGTGGATAGTATTGGTATCACTAACCACAGGCAGGCATATCTACACGCTTGGCGGCAATACAATATTCTGAAGTATCAGCGCATCGTATGCGAATTTGATGCACTTGCAGAAGCCGACCTCCTTGTGGTTAGAGACAGGGCAAGTATTAGCGATAATACTAAGTTCCAATATTCGGAAGGCGAAGTGCTAAAACAAGAAGGTGTGAAGCTGACATTATCTGGCGAAGTTCGCGCTGGTGTAGGGCATTACATTTTCTTGCAGCACTGGAACCGCACAACGGAATCCATTAAGATTATTGCTGTGGACGGTAATGTGGTTACTTTGGAACGTCCTCCGTCTTTTGATTTGTCTGCGGACGACATTAACTTTGTAAACTCCGTTTATTATATTGAGCAATCCGATAAAACGGCGGCAAATAAACAGTTTATCCTAAGTGAGAAAAAGCCAGCGGACGATTTAAAAGTATCCGTTAAGTTTATCAATTATGATAAGCGGTATTACAAGAACGACCATGACTACATGAACGGCAACAATCCTTATTCAGGTTAATTATGGAAAAGTTAAAAATAAGACCAGATAGTGCCAGCTACTCTGTTGATTACGCGGAAGAGAACGTTTACGCCAATTTGGATGGCGGGCGTTCTCGCGTTCGTAAAAAAGTTGTTAATTGTAGTTCTATTGTAAACTGCCAAATGACTTTATCCCACAAATCTTATTTGTACTTAATGGCGTTTTACCGAACCGCTACAAATAGCGGAAGCTTGCCGTTTAAAATGGATTTAATTATTGACGGCGAAATGGATGAGCGCGTCTGCATTTTTATTCCGAATAGTATGAAGTTAAACGCGCAGATGGGATTAACATATATTGTCTCCTTCCGTGTTGAAGCAGAATATAAAGCGCACGATACGCAAGCGGATGAAGATATTATCAGGAATTTTCAGCCATGAGAAAATTGCATCTTTTAGCACAGTCTAGCGGGTATGGCGTGGCGTTTGGCGATAACAACGTAGCCACTAAATTAAACGGCGGTAAAAGTCGTGTTCGCCGCCAAGCCATAAACACAACGCACGATGTAAGCGTGTCGTTTCTTTTGGACAAACGGCAATACGAATATTTAATGGCATTTTATCGGACTGTTACACAGCGCGGCGCATTGCCATTCATGATGGATATAATCACCGATAATGGTATTATCCAAACCCACAAAGTCCTTATTAAGCAGAATACTTTTAAGCTGAATCAAGTGCAAGGGGAAGCGTTCTTTGTCGGTATGACTGTCGAAGCAGAACCGACAACGCAAAAGGCTGACAACGATAATGTGGTTATAGACAGTTACGAGCATAACCGCCCGCTGCCAAATCCAGGCCAAACGCCAGGATTCTTTAATATCCGTGAAATTGGCGAAACTGAAACAGGAATGCCAGACGGTATTTACCGTATAAATGGCGATGTTGTTATGAGCCTTACTGATGCCGCTGGCCGCATATACCAAACACGCTACACGCGCAACGGTGTACAAACACGCTATTACGATGGTAGTTGGTCAGGCTGGCTTGAAATGGGCGCAAAGCGTGTTATACGGCGATATACGGCGGCGCATAAAACCACGGGCGAAAAGGTCGGCGAAACCGATG